TCCCATATATATTTATGATCAGGTTCTTTCCGATATATCGGTAAAGGATCAAGCCAAACAGAAGACCAAGGATCTTTACGTTTTAAAGCTTGAACGTGTATCCACTTTGCAAAAGGATTCATGGTATTAAAAGAACTGCTTTTTTAATTAGTTCTAAAAGTTTTTCTGCTTCAGCTAATGAATTAACTAATTCTTCTTTGTTTTTTTTAATCTCATAATCATCTAATACGTTATGTTTATGAACTTCATAAGTAGTAAATCTCCACTTACAACTTTCACATTCTCTTCTTCTTCTGTTTTCTCCATTTATATCAGGTCTAGTTTCTAGAACGAAAGTAGACCTAGAATCGCATTTAGGACAATTCATTGTTTTTAGTTGGTTTAGTTAGTTGGTTTGGGGAAAGAATTTAATTTTTTTTCAATCCCCAATTTTTCCATCTAGGCAATTCTTCTTGTAGATCTATTTTTCTATTAGGATCATTTAATATCTTTTCTTGTCGATTTAATTTGTCTCTATATTTTTTTGCTAATTTAGATCCACTAAATTTTTTTTCGCCTCCCCAAGAACAACAATTTGATTGCGGTTGTAGAACATCATCAAAAGCATCAATTAAATCTCTGACAACATGTTCTCCATAAAGGCTTAGGTTTTTACCTTTTAATTGATAAATACAGTCAAGTATTTTTGCAGTGTTATTAATTTCTTCTAAATCAATTTGATAAAAAGGACAGTCATGGCTCCATTTTGTTGAATGATCTTTTGGTAATAAATCTAGGCATAAATTAGATTTACAAAAATGCCAATCACCCCAAGAAGAAGAAGCTTGCTCTTCATAGTCACATGAGACTTCCCACCAAATACTTAGATATTCACAACCACCCCTTTCCTCATTTCTTTTTCTTTCGATTTTAATTTTCTCAGCCCATTCTTCATGTGAAAGAAGAATGTATTTTCTTTCTTGTGCTTTTGTTTGTGTCATTGTTTTTAGTTAGCTTAATTAGTTGGGAAATCTTTAGGGTCAACGACCTCTACAGATTCTTTGATTTCAGGAGGAGGATTCTCCCTAGCTAAGTTTTTAAATTTCACACCTTGATACCCTCTCGGATGTATATCAAGATGTTTGTTTGCTAAGTCGATGTTGTGCTGACAACCTGAGCTGATTTGATCTAAATCTTCCAACGTCCACATAGGAACTTTAGGGTTAGCAGGATTAGGAGTATGTAATCCTTTCTTTAGCCTGAGAGTGATTGAGCGAAGATTGCTAAATAACGGTTCCATTGTTTTTTATGCAGCCTCCTTCCCATATTTTTTGAAATACCATTCACAATATTCTTCAGGTGTTGGCTCTTCAAATTCAACGTCAGGGTTATAAAAATTGTAGGTGAACGATTTTGAAGTTTGATAAAGAGGATGTTGGGATGTCCCTGAAGCATCGCCACAGTAAAAAGAAATAGTCTTTTGAGTGGCTAGATATTTTTTGATGTTTTTTTCGTAATAACATCCAAATTGTCTATAAGGGCTGTTGATTCCATGATTTTTCATTCAACAAATCCTCCATTTTTCCATAGCCTTTGAGCAGGGTGACCTGTTACAGGTTCCTTATCGGCTTTCTGTGGTCTTCCAAAGGCTTCGTAGTTCTTTAGGGTAATACTTTGCCATTTATTAGCTATGCCCTCTTCTAGCTGATCTAAGACGGCACTCTGACCATGATTTGTATATATCCCACCTAGCCCTTTAATGCCGATTAAAAGTTTAAAAGCATCTTCTGTATGAAATCCTTTTTTTACTGCCCAGAACTTAACGATTAAATCTTTACAAAACTCAAGTGATTTAGGAATGTGATTTTCTTTAAAAATCCATTTTTTTGATTTTTCCTTATTTATTATATTCTCTACTTTACTAGTATAGAAAACCTCCCTTTCTTCTTTGTCTTTTTCTTTCTGTCGGTCGGTTTTCATTGTAGCATACGGTGTCAAGTCTTTATATTTTGTTTGTATGCCGAGTAGAACCATATCATGCACAAACCCTTTGACTGTATGCCATTCAGACATATGAGACTTGCATATATCGATGAGTTTCTTGGATATATCGACTGCTTGAGTTTCCATAATACAGGTCAGTTACAGTTCAATAGAGTGGTTAACTACATGTAATCTACATGGTGAATATATATATGTCAAATCAGGATTGTAATATTTCTCATTCATAGCTTTTGAAGTTGGTTTTTAGCCATTCATGTAATGCAATTCCTATAACTTTCGATTTACTTGCTTTCCATCTCTCTGCAATTTCCTCCACCATTAACCGATCATTTTCAGTTAATGGTGAGCAATAAATTCGTTCAACTTTTTCATTTAGTTGCTTTTGGTCATTCATGATTTAGCCTCTTCTTTTTTATTCTTTTCTTGGTATTTATTCCATTCATCTCTCCCCTTAGCACGTTCTTTCCATTCCTTATCCCAAATAGCTGCACTATCTTTCTCAGCTTTTATTCTTTTATCTTCTGCTATAACTAATTTCCTAGCGTGTTCTATTCCTGCCTTTTTCATAAAATCAGCATTGTCATTTGCTATTGAATGCCATATCTCAAAGCATTCACCTGTCATTTTTCTGCATTCATCATCATCCTCTCCATTCCATTCTTTATTTTCAGATTCATAACTACTTTCTTTCAAAATTTTATAACCATGCCATCTTTCATTCATTAATCTCATCTCTGTATATATTTCATGGTCTAACTCTGAAATTGTTTTTCTTAGTTTTTCTCTTTGCTTATTAAATTCAGGAACTTTGCCATAGTCTTCAGCATAGTCATAGTCAGTTGTGTACTCAGAAATTGGTTTTTTCATTGTTCTTAAATAAATTGGTTTGTAGGTTTGTTTTTTTAATCCGTTTTTGATAACTAGGATTTGCTTCATATGCAAACCATTCATCACTAGGAGGATCAATCCATGCTCTTTTGCCATTCATTAATTTGAATCGCAATACTTTGCCATTCATAATGGCATTCATGACTTTCATAGATTTGTATTCGGATGTAGTTGTCTGAAAATTTCTGAAATAGCTTTATAAGCATCTTTCAAATCTTCACTAGGTTCAACATCTTTTTCAATACATTCGGCTCTTTCATCCTCTATATATCGAATTAAATCATTGAACTTTTCTACATTCATTGTGATTGTTCTTAAATCATTCATTTTGATTCCTCCCAGCACATATGAGCATTAGTAGTATCCCCAATTAAATTTGATAATTGAGTCTCTAATCTATACACGTACTCAGGTGGTTCTTCATGTCCTTCAGATTCATCAAAAGAGATTAGTTCTGTAAACATATCTCTAATAATTCGAGCATCTTTTATAGGAAGTTGAATTGAGTCATTCATGATTTTGCCATTCATAGCTTTAACTCCTTAATAGTTTTTTCTGCTAATTCAAGTGCATTCATTTCTGATTTGAAATGTTCTTCACTTATTTCATTATTAAAAAAAGCATCAACAATAATTGCTTTGTTATCTGCTTTTTCTTTCAATTTTTGTTGAATTAGATTTTCTAATTCTCTTTTCATTGCTGACATTTTAGTAAAGGGATAATTAGTTTAAATCTGAATACCAAAAATTAGGATCTTCTTTAGGAGTTGTAAAACGTCTAATTCTTACCTTTAACCCGTCTTTATGATGTGAACTTACAAGCTCTAATAATTCGTCTAATGTGTCTACCCAATCATTGTATTTAACATCATCCTCACTCTTTAATCTTGTTTTAAATGCCTCTATATAAGCATAATATTTTCTATTCCATTCTAAATGCAATAAATCATCTTTTTCTTCTTTCTTCTTTAATTTGGTTTCATAGAAATCGGACATAATAAAAAAAGTTGGTTTAGGTTTGTTTTCTAGGTCTTACATCTCTTTCAAATGCCTAGGTTTTTTTTAATTCGTTACCGATTTTCGGGTTTGAATTATATATATTTCAAATAAGGATGTTTCAACATCTTTTCACCGAACTTTGCTTTTTTTTCAGGGTTTGTTTCATTAATATATGATCTTTTTAAGTCGTCATAAATCATCTCCATATCATTAATTCTCTCTTGTCTCTTTTTTTCTTTATCGCTTATGAATCCATCATCTATTATTCTTTCTTCTACTTCATTGATCCAATCATAAATAGTTTGGAAAGTAGGAATATTTTTTATTTTTCCTTTTTTCAAATCTTCTTCTAATTCATGACTAATTTGATCATGAATCTCTTTTTTAGGATAACCATCCTTTAATAAATCTTTGATTGACTCTAAACAATCATCTTTTTTTTCATGCTTGTTCATTTTTAATGCTCCTTAAATATCACAACTTCTTTCCTATTGTGCTCCATACACTTACGACAAGTAGAACAACTTTCATTGTCCATATATTGTGCTTTACATGGAAAAATATCTATAGTCCCATATTTATTGACCATAGTAGGCTTATTACCTTTTTTAATGGCATCTACTGCCAAATCAAATACCTTGCTATTAGTCATTACCACGTCAAACTTATCTACAAAATATTTACTAGCTTGCAATGGTTTTTCAGTACTCAGATTAATTACAAAATTATCAGTACTAAATAATTTTACAGTTTCTAAGTTATGGTCTTTATTTTTACTATCGCAATGCAAGTGAGTATACGTATAAGTTTTTATATTATTCTTTCTAGTAGCGTGATATATCTTTGTTAATGCATCTATAGATATCTTTCTTTCATTATTATTGAATTTAGTGCTTACACTCGGCAAATCACCTGTTACGTTCATTCTAAAGGTAGTATTAGGTCTTAATCTTTCAATATCATTTATAAATCTTTCTAAGTCATAATCTATTTCACTATTAAATAGTTTTCTTTCATGTATCGCAGTAAAACCTTTTTTTCCATAACATTTTTTCCATAGTGGGCAAGCATCACTACAACTTTCAAAAGTTGTATAACTACTACTAAAATATGGATCATATTTCAAATTAGTTAACTTACGGTTGCTAGTCCCTTCAATTAGTTTTGTTTTGTACATTGTTTGTTTTTGGTTTGTTTTTGTAGACTGCTTTACTAGGCATGACTTAATCTCTTTCTATCTTCATTTAATGTATATAGCTTTGTTTGACTACCATTAATTAAACCTAGTAAAAAATAATAACATTCTTGATTACTTACATTAGTTAACATCTTTTTAGGGTTATCTTTGACAATCATATATAAATCAATGTTTTCATCTTCATTTAATCTAATCATTATATGATTAGTTAAAATACCGCAGTTCATACATGCAAGTTTAGAAATACCTTGCAGTTCCTTAAAACTTAAATTACTTTTATTCATAGTTCAATCACTGTCATTTTTGCGTTATTCTTACCGTAATAAACTTTTATATGTGTATAATTATCTTTCAATAATTCTTCTTTATTACATGGTCTATTATCCCACTGACAAGAGATATCTTGAATAAGAAAGTTTTTTTGACTGTTCAAGTGACTTTCAACATCTTTCTTGGTTTTCAATATTGTTAAATACTGAATAGTAGTAATCATTTTCATAATAAAAAAAGTTTGTTTTGGTTTGTTTTAAAAGGTTTTTGCTATGAAATACCATTTGTCAGCATCATGACCAGCTGCGGTTATCTCCCAACCTTTAACACCATTGCCGATTAACTCCCAACTGTCCATAAGATCTTGAGCTGTTTTTTTAGCGTTTTCAAATTCGCTTAACTCAAAATCAGTTGAATTCGTTTTTTTAAATGTTTTTTCTTGGTTCCTTTTATGTGTTGCCTTGTAGCTACTATTTGAATAAGTAACAGTTATACAAGGTAAGGAGTAGTTAACTTCATTAGTCATTTGTTTAAAGGTTTGTTGATTGTTTCATTGATTAAGTCTTTCTTTTTAAGTTCCTTTATAAAATTTTCAGACACTCCGATAAAGTCCTGATAATCTTTTTTAAAGTTCTTAAAATCTGGGTTTGTGTATTTCATTTCATCACCCATAGACGAGAATCGGTTTTTGAAATGCAAGTCTTATCTGAATCAGGATGTAAACAAAATAAATCTTCGTATTTGCTTACTTCTGATAACCAGTAAGAACTACCATGTTCCTTTTGAATTTGTTTCCCATTTATTTCTAAGTCATTGAGCCTAGAAATGATTTGTTTAATAGTTTTCATTTGTTTAGACCATTGCTAGGAACTAAGCAATGCATTTGCTTTTTTTGCAATGACTCCAAATAGTTTTTTAAAGCTTGTCTCTTCCCTAGAAGCGTTTTAGCTTCTAGAGAATAGCTTGGGAGTTGTGCTTGTTTCATTGGTTCCAATCCTCAAAATTAGTGGATAGATAATCGAATGATTCTTGACTGATTTCTATCTTTCCTTCAATCTTTGAATGTGTCCAACTGATAAAAGGAAAGAATCTAGAAAGAATAACGCCATAACTAACGTCAATTAATACTGGCATTGCTTAAGCCGCAAATGATGGAGCAGCAGCAACAAAAGAGAATCCCAACTTCTTTAATTGGTTGAGGTCGTTGCTGTCTATTGTCTTTTTTCCCGTTAATGCTCTTATAGGTGCAGCGTGTTCGCTGACTACATACATCAGCTCATTGCCGTAAACCGATTTGGTTAGAACTTTGATTGGTTCCATTGATTTGTGTTTGTTCTCTCTTACTGTAACCTATCGATTACTAAACGATAGTTAAAGTCGTGAAAGCTTAACACTTGTAATACTTCCGGTAATAACCCTTAACAGTAACCCTTGTAGGCTCTTGTGAGGATCTTTTTTGCGTTTGTACGCTGGAGCTGCTTGTGAAGCCCTCTCTTGGCGTTTTGGGCTTCTCTTGGAGTATTTCACGCTAGACTATGTGTAATATATGCCTAGCTGCTCCGAGCTGGCTCTGGACGTGCTCTTCTTTTGTCTAGGTGCTAGGTATTTCTACCTACATGGCAGATGTAACTTAGTTAGGTAACAAATGCTACTAAGTGTTCACACCTAGATGATGTAGATAATTCTAGGTATTTTTACTTATAACCTATTATAGCACGAAACCTAGTCATAGCCTAGGGGTAGAGTTGCAATTCTTTATACTTAGGGACTTCACGGGGGGAACCTAAATATATTTTGCAAAACAAATTGCGTGCTTAAATATAAACAATAGAGATTAAGAAGGCTTCTTAGGTTCTACTTTAATGGATAGTTCAGGAGCTTGGATGCTGACGTGTTCAACGCTTTCACCTATTACTTTTCCTATAGAGTCAAGGACTTGAGCTGCGGTTTGGAGTTGACCTTTGCGGATAGCTTTTTCGTAGAGACGAAGTCTAGCTGCCTGAAGGCGAGCGAGCATATTGTCTCTATCTTTCTGCCAATCTTCGTTATTCCAAGCGTTAACTTTTTTCCAATCTTCCCAAGCTGTTGAGGGTGCAATACCTTCTTTGCTTGCGTGATCGAGGACTAGCTGTCTAGCAGGAAGTCCTTCAAGTTGTCTTCTGTAGAGTCGTTGTTGTCTAGCTTCTATTACTAATCTAGGGTTTCTATTTCCTACAGTTCTCCTAGGTTTTTTAACTTCTTTTTTAACTTCTGGTGTATAGGAATCATCAAAAGTGTTGAGGCATGAATCGGTCACGGACGCAACTCAAAATAACGTTATTAATAGGATAATACCTTTTTGTAAGTAATTTGGAGTAAAAATAGGGGGGTATAAGTACAAAATTGATTAATTAGGGAAAGTATGACTGTAAAAACAGCCCCAGAAATAAATTTGAGGTGGGCACAGGGGGAGGTATTTAATAGTGAAAAAAGGTTTAGGGTATTAGTTGCTGGGAGGAGGTTTGGGAAGAGTTATTTAAGTTGTATTGAATTGTTGAAGGGAGCAATTGATAGGCCAGGGGAGACATTTTTTTATTGTGCTCCTACATATCGGATGGCGAAAGATATTGCGTGGAAGGCTTTGAAGAGGTTAGTTCCGAAAGTATGGATACAGAGTAAAAATGAGACTGATTTAAGGTTAGATCTTGTTAATGGATCAAGTATTGAGTTAAAGGGAACGGAAAATGCGATGGCATTAAGGGGAAGGAGTTTATCGGGGGTTGTATTGGATGAAGCTGCATTTATGGATGCAGAGGTATGGTTTGAAGTTATTAGACCTGCTTTAGCTGATAAACAGGGGTGGGCGTTATTTATTAGTACACCTGATGGGACGGCTAGTTGGTTTTATGATTTATGGTGTTATACGGCAAGTGATCCTACAGGAGAATGGCAGAGGTGGTGTTATACAACGATAGAGGGGGGCAATGTTCCAAAAGAGGAAGTTGAAGCAGCTAGGGCACAGTTAGATGGGAGGACGTTTCGGCAGGAATTTGAGGCAAGTTTTGAGAATTTAACTGGGTTGGTGGCTATTAGCTTTGGTGATGACAATATTTCAACGAAAGCAGAGGATATTAGCGTGATGCCTTTGTTGCTGGGTGTCGACTTTAACGTTGACCCGATGTCTGGCATTTGTGCTGTTAAAAAAGATGACACGCTATATGTCTTTGATGAAATAATTATGACAGGAGGAGCCACGACATGGGATTTTGCGGAAGAAGTGACGAGAAGATATGGAGTAGATCGAAGAATTGTTGCTTGTCCTGACCCTACAGGTGGTGCGAGAAAAACTGCTGGTGTTGGTGCTACTGATCACAGTATCCTCCGCCGAAGTGGATTTAATGTTTCAAGTCCTAGAGCACCTTGGAAGATTAGAGATAAAATTACTGCTGTTAATACTGCTTTATATGATGCGAATAGTGTTAGGAGGACATTTATTCATCCTCGTTGTAAGGAATTAATTAAATCGTTAAGGACGTTAACTTATGCCCCAAATACAGGTTTACCGAATAAAAATCTTGGTGTTGATCATGCTTTTGATGCTTTCGGGTACTTATGTTTACAACAATTTAACTTGGCAAAACCTGAAACTTTAGGTCAAACTGGGTACAGAATTTACTAAGACTTATGCCAACTGGGAAAGGTTCTTATGGCAGTAAGAAGGGAAGACCTAAGAAAAAAGGGAAATAAAGCTAATAAAGCTTAGAATACAAACAATGTTGTATTTGTTAAAAGTTAGATGACATACTCTATGCCAGGGGCATTGCGTACAAATATTGTTAGCCAGACCTATCTAGGTGGGGGTGATAATCCATTTTCTAAAACTAGAGCAGTTTTAGACATGACAAAAGGGTGGGAAATAATGAAAGCTGTGACTTATGGAACGGAATATTTACGAGAAAATTCGGAAGCGTTTTTACCATTAGAGCCAAGGGAAGATTATGACGCATATTTATCAAGAGTTAACCGTTCTGTTTTTTCTCCTTATACGCAAAGGTTAATAAGAGCTGCGACAGGATTAATTTTAAGAAAACCAATTACAGTTATTGGTGATCCATATTGGACTGATGTTTTTGTTAAGGATGTTGATGGTTGTGGATCAGATTTAGATGAATATGCGAGAAGAAATCTTATTTGTGCTTTGACATATGGGCATAGCAATACCCTTGTTGATTTTCCTGCACCTACAGGAGCAATAAGTCTTGCAGAAGAACGCAATCAAAACCGTAGACCTTATTGGATTGAGATTGATCCATCTAAAATTTGTGGTTGGAGATTAGATAGAGAAGTAAATTATGGGAAATTAATACAAGTAAGAATCGCAGAACAGGCTGTTGTTCCTACAGGGGAGTTTGGTGAGAAAGTTTATGATCAAATTAGGGTGATTGAACCAGGAGAATACAAGATTTATCGAAGAAAAGAGACAACAAAAGATATGTATACAGAAGATGATGCGTTTGCAGGTAATTTTGACTCTCCTTCTGGTGAGCAAGAGTATGAATTAGTCGAATCAGGTGAATTTTCCTTAGGTGAAATACCTTTAGTGACTGTTTATGCAGGAAAAACAGACACGATGACTAGTAAACCACCGTTATTAGATATTGCTTATTTAAATTTGGCTCATTTTCAACGTCAAGCTGACTTAATTCATAGTTTGCACGTTGCTTCACAGCCTTTACTTGTTATGGAGGGATGGGATGACCAAACGAAAGACATGGCAATCAGCGTCAACTACGCAATGGCGACCCAACCAGGCAACAAAGTTTATTACGTGGAACCAGCAGCGAGTGCATTTGAAGCACAAGCGGCTGAAATCCAAGAATTACAATTACAAATGGCAACGCTCGGCATTAGCACGTTATCTCAACAAAAATTCGTGGCAGAATCGGCGGATGCGAGAAGGTTGGATCGGGTGGATACTAACTCCATGCTCTCGATGGTTTCGTTAGATTTAGAGCAGAAAATGCAAAAAGCATTTAATTTATCTGCTGATTATTTAGGAATAGAGCCACCAGAAGTCAAAATTAGTCGTGATTTTGATATTGATAGGCTAATAGGACAAGATATAACAGCTTTAACTTCATTATTTGATCAACAAGTCATTGATAGAGAGGAATTTAGAGATATTTTGGTTCAAGGTGAGGTTCTACCTACAGCAAATGAAGCCCAGAATAATTAATAGACTAGAAT